CCGTTCGGCACGACCTTCGGTAATATCTCTACCAGCCACCATGTCTCCTTTGTATTATAAAATTAATGAGCAGTTTAAATCCATACTCAGGGATAATCTATTTAGTTACACATTTGGTGTGGATAGTGCCGCTTCTGGATTCTCTAACCAAGCAAGGTAACGCTGATAATCTGAGTTACCCAAAACAGGTGGAATGTTTGACTCGCTACCATCCTCATTAAATGTTTGAATGGAAAATAATGAACCATCTTCATTGAAGCGTTCTGTATATGTTCTTACAAAGTCAGTCATCATATCTCCTATAGTTCTGAACTAAACATCATTTTAGCGGTTGTGTCGTCAGTGTTACGAATACTAGAACCAAAACCTGTTGTTGCACCAGAGCAATTGGCTTGTCCGTTATACGAAGCAGAGTTTGAATAAGTACCATTAAACCCAAGACCAGTAAGCGAGATACCTGTTCCGTTTGTTTGAAAATTACCCAAAGTAGTAAATGTTGGAACTACTCTCATTACAACTGGAGTATTAATAATAAACATAAAACTGTTAGATGCAGTATGGAATCCACCTATACCAAAAGAGGCATAAGCAGCACCTGGACCAATCTGATAGTAGTAACGCTGGCACGCTGCAAGTTCACCCTGGATAGTAGCATTTTGACGGCTAAATGGTGTGGCCACTGAGCCTTCTTCTAATTGAACGCCAGTAATTTCTACATAATCATTAGCACCTGCTGTACCAACTGGTGACCAGTTAAATAAAATTGCTAATTCTGTAGCATTTGTAGCGACTGTTCCAGTAATACTAAAGCGTTGCCAAGAGGTTGTAGTTGATACGGTACTGGTCGCAACAACTACACCACCAGTAAAACTGTAATAAATTTGGTCTGTACCAGTTCCAGAAATTACGTAACAATTTACTCCGCCACTTGTTGGTGTAAAACCTGAACCTGCTCTAGCATAAAACGACATTGTTATAGTTTTTCCAGCAAAACGAATTGAGTCGGCAGTCTCTAAAGTTTGAAAAACTGCCCTTGCGCCTGTACTTGTATTGCCTGATGTGCGACCAAAACGACCACAATAACGAATTGCTTGGTTTGGAGTTACTGATAAATTACCTACGCTTTCTCGGCTTACATAACTTGATTGACCACCAGTTTGTGCCCACGATACCCAACGGTCTAGTGTGTAATCTACTCCTGATAATCCAGTAAATGATGTGCCTCTTTGTGCTATGTCAAAGCCTGAGTTATAGACTGCGTTTTTACCAGCAAACACTTCTGGCTTTTGGTTCAACTGCGTTTGAATAGCAGATGTGACTCCATCTAGGTAACCAAGTTCAGTTGTAGATACATTGGTATTAATTGCTTGATAGGTAGTCGCTGCAGTAGATGATGCTAACTTAGCATCTAACTGTGTCTGGATAGCAGAGGTAACACCATCTACATAGCCTAGTTCAGTTGCTGATACAGCCGATAATGCTGTTGAAGCATTGGCTAGGTCACGGGCTTTAGTCATTAGTTATCCTCAGGTTCTGGAGTTGGTGCAGGAACTTCAATAAAATTAGTACCATCCCAAGTATCACCAATACCAGCATACTTGCCACCAAAATTAGCGTTGTAAGATGTTTGAACCCAAGTTCCACCTAGGTTACAATCGTTTGCAAGGAACTCTTGTCCACGATGTTCGTGTTCATTTGCTACCACAAGTACTCTAACTACTTTGTTGTTTGAATCTATTTCTGCAAAATGTGCCATTGTATTTTCTCCTTATGACCAGTATGTAACACGACAATAACCAGAACCGCCAGCGCCACCAGTTTGCCACGAAGAACCGCTATTATGACCTGCAGCACCTCCGCCGCCTTTGTTTGCAGCACCTGCACCGCCAGTATTATTTGCAGATGCAGTAGTTCCTCCGCCACTAGAACCTGCTGGCATATAATGAAAGTTAGAACTGTTGTAATTAGTTCCACCACCACCACCGCCAAAACCATCAATTCCAACTCCACCATTAGAACTAGAACTACCACCACTATTTGCGGATGCACTTCCAGTTCCACCTTGAGAACCTGCCCCACCAGCAGCACCAATGTCAGCACCTAATGGACCACTTTGTCCTGCTCCACCGCCACCGCCAGACGCACCTGTACCCTGCGTGCCACCACCACCACCGCAACCGCCATCAGAGCCGCTAAGTCCAGTGCCACCGCCACCGCCACCACCAACAGCAGTTGCTAAAGCACCAAAAGTACTATCAGAACCATTTCCACCGTTTGACGCAGAACTTCCAGATGCTGTTCCACCTGCACCAATAGTTACAGTATAAGAAGTTCCTGGGGTTACTGTTATTGTTCGGCGTACAATTCCACCGCCACCGCCGCCACCACCATTATTGGTGGCTGTATTTGAACCATTGCCTGCAGCACCGCCACCAGCAACTAAAAATATTTCAACAGCAGAGGTGTTAGATGGAGCAGTAAATGTACCAGTTGCTGTAAATTCTTGAACTTTCTGAGTTACGCCGCCACCAGCGGCTGGGAATACTGTTGATGCCATTAGGAAATCTCCACTCCGCTGATGTGAAATGATACTGCTACGTTAGATGCTCCACCAGTAATGGTGTTAGTTGTAGCAAGTACTTGCTTTAGGTCAATGTATGCAGTTGAGTTAGCAGCAATTGCTGATGTAGTATGCAACGCTGTGTTAGCCCCAGCCGTACCCATACCAAGCGTAAATGTATATGCTGATGAACCAGTATTAGTTACTGCGATATTTGATACTACTGTAGTAGTAGATGCAGGTACTGTGTATAGCACCGTAGTTGTTGTAGTTGTTGCTGCTCCACGGAACAGCGCTTTAGTTAATGTAGCCATTAGTTACTACCTTTCGTTTAGAGGGCACCCATTAGTAGGAGCGTTAGTTCGTCAATTAAACTTCCTGGTCCATTTGCAGCAGATAGGTTAATATCACCTGATGCAGTTACTGTTCCAGTTAATGTTGGTGCTGTTAGGGTTAGACCAGCGATTGTTGTTACTGTTGCACCTGATGCAATAGATGTTGAACCTAGAGTTGGTGCTGAGTAGCCAGCAGCAGGTGTTACCCAAGATAGACCAGTAGCAGTTGCTGAGTCTGCACTTAAGTATTGTCCGTTAGTTCCAACAGTAATTTTGCCTACAGTATCTGCTGCAGTTCCTACGATAAGGTCACCCTTAGCGTCCATAACTGTGTTAGGGATTGCTGTAGCCAAATCAAATGCTGTAAAGGTAATAATTTCAAGTATGTCTCCAGAAGCCAGTGCTGCAAGAGACGTGATGCTTGTTCCGTTGGTTGCTGTGTAGTCAGATGTGCGAGCAAGAAGTACACCGTTTAGGTATACCTGCTCATAACCTGCAAGGTAAGCAAGAGTTAATCCATTATCGTCAGTACCTGACTTTGAGGTTTCTCCACCAGTTGCTGTGTAACGGTAACGGTAGATTGCTGCAGTTGAAGAGATAGAACCCCAAGCAGAACCTGACCAAGCAAACATTGTATTAGATACTGAGTTCCAATAAAGAGCACCAGTAACAAGAGCGTTACCATCATTATCTAATGTTGGGGCAGAAGCCTTTGCACCTAGGTAGCGGTCATCAAAGGAGTCATATGAAGCGGCAGCAGCGGCAGCACTTGCCGCTGCAGCAGTAGCAGAGCCTGCAACTGTATCTACATAATCTTTAGTTGCTGCATCTCCAGTAGCAGTAGGTGTACCTAGATTTGTAATCTTATGAGTATTGGCATCTAGTGTTCCTAGTAACTGACCAGTTGTGCGGTTAAGATAAGTACCAGAAAGACTAACTGCACCTGTACTTCCATCTACGGATAAAACTGAATCTGTTGGAGTAAGAAGTTCCTGCCAGTTACCTAGTGTAGTTGCTGGTGTTGCCGTAAGAATAAATGACTTGTTGACATCTGTGCGAACCGCAACGTCACCAATCTGTGCAGTCAATGCAAGCATTGCTGCTTGGCTTGCAACCACTTGAGTTGTAGTAATAGCCAGTGCTGGAAGGTGATGGGTTGGAACTAACCCTGAACCATCAAGTTCTGCAAGACCGTTTGCTGCACCCTTTTGGGTTGTAATGTAGTTAAGAGTTACTGCATCCTGAGCATTAGTTGGGTCTGCAAGTCCTGTAATTTTCTGAGCATTTAGAGCAACGGCTGCAGTAGGTACTGCTAGTTGGTCTAAACGATTAGTGCGAACCTGTGTGTCAAAATCTGAAATAGTAGACGCTGTTTGAGTACCAGTATGGTTAGCACGGGCTAGTGGGTCTGTAGCCAACTTAGATAGTGCAATTGCAGCAGAAGCATTAATGTCTGCGTTAACAATAGTTCCATCTACTAAGTCAGCAGAAGTAATAGTTCCACCAAGGTCTAACTTAGTCTTAGCAATAGCGGCAGTAGCAGAAACATCTGCGTTGGCAATAGTTCCATCAAGAATCATAGTTGATGTAACAGTGCCAGTATCTGCAGCAGTAATTGCTGTGCCTGAAATCTTTGTTTTATCAATGGCTGCTGTAGCATTAATGTCAGCATTTACAATAGTGCCATTTAAAATCATTGTACTTGTAACAGTACCTGTGTCAGCCTGTGTTACCGCAGTTCCCGCAATCTTGGTAGAAGCAATAGCCGCTGTTGCGTTGATGTCATCATTTACAATTGTTCCATCTAAAATCTTAGCAGATGTAACTGCTCCATCTGCTAAATCGCCAGCAACAATTGTGCCATCGGCAATCTTGGCTGATGTAACCGCGTTAGGTGCTAACTTACCTTCTGTTACTGACAAGTCATCAATCTTAGTTGTACCAACAGCACCAGTTGCAATCTTGCCACTTGTAATGGCTGAGTCTGCAATATCTCCAGTAGCAATACCTAGGTCTGCAATCTTAGCCGAAGTAACAGCACCATCTGCCAACTTACCAGTTGTAACATTAAGGTCGGTAATCTTTGCAGTAGTCACAGCATTTGACTGAAGCATTGCTGTGGTAATCATATTTGTATCTGTTGTCTCAAGGACATTAGCAATGGTTAACCCATGTGCAGTAGTTGTATTCTCAACGTGAGCGTTGGCTTCACGATAGTCACGACCAATTGCCATGTGTCGAACCACTGCACCAGCAGAGTGAGCCTGTCCAGTTGAACCATCAATGGCACGGACCATGGTTAGCGTATTAGTGCTAACCGCCGTAACATCTACAATTTCTTCAAGGGCTGTATCTGGGTCAATAACTACTGTGAATATCTCACCAGCAGAAATTGTAATACCACCAAGTAGCGCACTTCCAGATACGACTGTAGCAGAAGTGACGCTTGAGTTAATTCCAGCAGTAAGGGTGGTTTGCTGGGAACGGGATGAGTATTTTCTAGTTGGCATTCAATCTTCCTATCGGCTGAAGTGAACTCGTGGCGGGTATTGTTGTTGTTGCGACAGCGTTTCTTCGGATAGACGCTGGTTGTAAAGAGCAAAGAGTTGGCGATACGCATTAGTGGCTGAACCAAAGGTACGCTTGTTATCGGTTTCATCAGCCTGTGGTGACTGTGCACCAGTACGGGCTGGGTCTAGATATGCAATTAAACGGTATGAAGCACCAAGTACTACAACGTCTCGGCAAGACTCTGGCAATCCAGTCTGTGTAGTAAATGAATCTGTAGATGATGTAGATAAAGTTCCAGGGGCTGTAGCATAAACAACCTTTACCTTACGGCCTGAAGCAATTCTGTCCCCAATAGTTACTGTTTGCGCTCCTGCGCCCCAAGTATCAGTATCTGGGAAAGCATCAAAGTCCCAACGCTTAACGCGAATCCACTCTCCGCTAGAGCCAATATCTTGCCAGTGCATAGTTAAAATGTTTTGAATGTTCTTATTGTCTAGTTCGTATGTGTTTACAATTGTGCTGCTAAATGTAAAAGATGTTTGCTTTACCGCAAAGATGGCAGAACCCATTGCACGAATAGTGTCTTGAATAGCACGCTTTACAACGTGCTTAGGAAATGTGGGTGAGATAGTTACCTTAGAACCAGCATCATGTGTAGCAGCAGTAGAACCCATAAAGCCTCGACCATAAGGGGAGACTGTTCCAGTATTAGAGATACGGTCTACGCTATCTACCCATAGCAGTTCATCGTCAACTTCAACAATACCAGAGCCAAGGCGCTGAGCATCAGCCACACTAAAGATAGTAGGTGATGCAATAGTAGATGTAGTTGTAGAGATAGGTGCTGTTAAGTGTGTAGCCTTGTCTTGCTGAATTGTGTAACCTGCAAGGTTAATCAACACCTCATCAGTTAAATCGTTTAATAGAATACCCATTACCATTTCACCTTATCTGCCCAGTAGGCTGCACTTAGTTTGCCTTTGGCAATATTCTTAGCATGTCTTGCTTTAAAGGACTTGCGCCGTGCTGCATAAGATGCAGACTCACCAGTCTTCTTAGGAGAACCAGATACACCTTGCTGACCAAAACGAATAGTCTTGACTTGTGTTCCCTCTTTAGCCACAACTACGTGTGACTTCTTGGGATGGTTAGGGGTACGTTTAGGCTTGTTATAGCCAGATACACCAGCACGGGTTAATCTGGAATCCTTTTTCATATACTGCTCCATCCTTGTTTGACTGCTTTACCGCTAGCAATCCAGTCTTTATGTAATTCGTTTTGATACTTCCAGTCCACTTCTCTAGTGGGCTGTTTACAATCTGGGCAAATCTCTTGACCAGTATTCTGATAAATATGTTTGCACATAGTTATCTATACTTAGCAGTTTTCTTTGCTATTGTTTTAGGTTGTCTTACAAACTGTTGTCCCTTACGCATACCTGCACGCTTTGCTGCAGATGTTCTTGCATATTCTGATGCACTCAGTGCAGCACGGGCTTTCTTAGGTAGGTATCTTTCTCCAGTAGCCTTAGCACCTTGAGTGCTTGGCTTGCCAGACTTAGTACCCCAGTCCTCTTTAGTCCATTTAGACAAAGACTTTTGCTTGGCGGTCTTGCTACCTGAGTAGCCACCGCCTGCCTTTTTATAAGCCTGTGCTAGCAACTGAGCCTTACGGGCAGACCACTGACCAGGCTTACCACCTTTAGAACCAGCCATAATCTGATTCTTTAAACGCTCACGTAAACTTGCTTTGGTGTAGGCCATTATTTTTTATCGCTTTTTGGTAGCGTTTTTTTGAGCCTTTTTTAACAAAGCATCATATTGTGCTGGAGTATATTCTTTTGGCTTAATTACTGTTGGCTTAGGAGTTGGCTTTACTTTGCCAATATCTCGTAGTCCAACTGTGCTGCCGTTAGGCAAAGCAACTACAGGGCCAGAGTTACGAGTTGGTTTAGCCAATGGTTTACGCACTCCAGTAGTTGGCTTACGCGGTGCCATTGGTTTACGTGGCGCTGGCTTCTTTGCTTTCTGCATTACATGCCGCCAAACATTCCACGCTTAGGCATAGCCTTCTTTACTGCCTTCTTTGTTGTCTTCTTAGCCATCTTCTTCTTAGCAACTTTTTTGACTGCCTTCTTCTTGGCACCCATTGTCATTGCCTTTTCTTCCATACCTTCAGCCTTAGCGTACATCTTTGCCGCCTTCTTACCTGCTGGTGTGTATGGGAACTTCTTATCTCCGACCATTGGCATTATATTGCTCCTGCTTCTTTAAGTGTTGCTACCGATTTTTTATTAATGAACTTAGCACTAGTCATATCATTTGCATCATATGGCTTGCCCATTGCTTCAGAAGCAGTAACAGCACGCTGAACCGCAGCCATGCTAGTACCTTCTGGTTGAATACCTTGTGCTCTAGCAGCACGATAAGCATTCAATTCTCCATCCCATTTCTTATTGCTCATAGCCTTTTGAGAGGATGAATCTCCTGGGCTAAGTTGTAAACCAATTACTTTGCAACCAAAGCAACCTTCAACATCTTCTGGATGGTCTTCTCTATGTTTCATACCGTCTCCACTGTGTAACCCACAGCCTCAAGGGCTGCTTTCTCAGCAGCATCTACTTCATAGGAGTAACCACCAATGTAGGCTACATCGGCAGCAACTACTTCTTCGTGTGAAGGAAATCTAATCTCTGTATAAACAGCACCGTTTTTTAGAACGCTGATTCCTTTAGGGATTTTAATTCTAGAAAACAGTGGATGGTATTCGCCATCCATCTCTTCAAGAATTGTTGGTGTTGTAAAAATGTAAGCCATTATCTCTCCCAATCTTTTTACTGATAGGCAGGGGCCGAAGCCCCTACCTACCCGTCTAAATACTGTTAGACTGTTGGACGGCCTGATGCCGCTGTTTCGATACGAACCAATGCTGGTGTACGGTATAGAGACCAGTTAATGATTCCGTACCAACCGACTGGGTTGAAACGGTTAAAGCGGTCCTGGACCACTCCAACTTCCATTCCTGGTTCCTTCCATACAGCCTCAGCAAGTGCCTGTGCACCAACTACGTATGTGTTGTACACACGTGTCTGTGATGTGCTTGAGCCTGTTCCTGACTGTGAGTTTGTGCAGTTTGCACTCTCAATAAAGCGAACGCCTTCCCATGAGCCAGTCTCTCCACCGTATAGTGGTGCAGCATTCTGGTACTCATGTGGAGTACGCCATACGTTGTTACCTGTCTCTGTGCGTAGGTCAGCAGAAACTTCTGGGTGGATATACGCAACGTACATTCCAGCAGCCTTGTACTGAACTCCAGCAGCACGCATCTTTGTAACAGCGGTGCGGATAGCAGCAGACTTCATTGTGTCTGCTGGTGCGATTGTGTTCTTAGCAGCAACTGTGCCAACACCATCGTAAACGTTTGATACTGCGCCTGAACCGCCAGCAACACGAACAATGTTCGCGCCTGCGTCCAACTTAGCAACTACTGCTGCATCAAGTGTCTTTGTCATGTTGAAGCCAACTGCGTTAGCAACCCATGGGTCAATGTTTGCTAGTGACATCAAGTTAATCTTCTTAACTGGAAGTACTGAGCGACCTAGTTCTAGTTGTGCAATGTCTAGGTATGTTGTTGCTGGTAGTGCTACTGAGTCTGGGTCAACTGTCTCATTGAGTGTTGCGCCTGCTACAGTAGTATCAGCGATATCTGTGTTGAACTGGAAACGGATTGAAGAACCGTTATGTGTTAGGGAGCCGACCTTCTTGTCTGCGATTTCGCGGAACTTTGGAAGGATACGAAGATTAGTCTCGATAAGTTTATCGTAGGCTAATGTTACAAGATTGCTTCCTAATCCAGAGGACGTGGTTGTAAAGACATCTGCCATTTGGCTCTGTCCTACCTTTCTGGTTTAGTTGGTTACGAATTAACCAAGGTTTTTAATGATTGACATAATCTCTTCTTCAGAAGTTGCATTAGCGATTGCTCGCTCAAGGTCTTCTGAATAAGCAGGAGTGTCAGCCGATTGAGTTACAGAATCCTGTTGCTGTAAAGCACGTAGGTTTTCTGTATCAACTGGCTTTTCTTGATGAGGCGTGTACCCAATTAAGTCACCATTCTCAATGAGCCAGTTTGAAACTGCGTCTTCATTGATAGTGTCTAAGTCCTTAAGGACAAGACGGGCAGCCTTCGTGTTCACTCCCTTTGATTCTAGGATTTCTCTAACTGTTCGCTCATTAGATTCTTGAGAGAACTTCGCTAGTTGTTCTTCAAGTTCTTTAATGCGCTTTTCATCGGCTCGTTTGGCTTTGCGGAGGTTAGCGATACCATCATCGCCATACGAGTTTTGAGAACGATTTGATTCGCTCCCTAGATTGTCGTTATCGTCTTCCCAGTATTGTTCGTTGCTCATGCAACATCACCCTTCTATAGTTGTTAGTTTGTAGACCACAGTTCCATTCGGGGAAATGGGCTGGCTTCTACTACCAGACTTTTACGCCTGACGGGGCTGGTGGGTCCGCCTAGGGAATTTAAAATGCGCTAGATTTACCGCTACCTAGTGCGCCACGGGATAGACCCGATGTACCACTAAATGAACCGATTTCTTTTTCGGCTAGTTTTAACCGCTTGCGCTTAGCAGATTCAAGTTGCTTAAAGACTTCTTCTTCTGCTGTTCCTTGTGTGTAGTTAATTCCTTCTTCGTCATAAATCTGACCAAGTTTTGTAGTTGTAGGAAGCACACCACTAATTGCTTGATAACCCTCTTGTGCTCTTTCTTTTGTTACTCCTAGTTGGGCTAGGGCGGTAGCACGGGCAACATCTGTAACTAAACCTTGACCAAGTGCGGCAGCACCAATCTCAGCAGAGGTAACTTTTTCCTGCAACTTAGGTAGGTTTTCTTTAGGATTAAGAAAATACTTAACTAAATCTGTATCTGTAATGTTATAAAAAGCATTCAAGGTATTCTTAATTGCTGGGTCAGAATTATTAACACGAGTTACTACTGTGTCAATTCTGTCCTTAAACTCAACCGCTGAAATGTCATTACCAATAATGTCAGCCATAGCAGATGTTTTAATCTTTCGGTCAATACCAAAGTAATTCTGTAGGCCATAGGCACGAAGGGTTTGTGAGTATGAATCCTCTAATGCTAGATATTCAGCCTCTGACAAAACGTTAAGTCCAGAAGCACGGCGGGTTTCATTACCCTTAAATCGGGTTATATAGGCACTAGTCTTACGTAGTTCTACTGCAGCCTGATTAGAGCCTAAGCCTGCTTCCATAAACTTTTTAATTTCAGGCACTAATTCTTCTAGCCCAAAATCTTTAAATGTATTTTCTAAGATAGAGTAAGCATCTTCATCTACTGTAGACTTATATTTATTTCCAGATGGAACAAGTATCTTAGTAGTACCATCAGAGTAAACACCAACAATATTTCCATACTCATCTTTTTCAGTAGAAACTAAAGTTATATTATTAGTATTACCATTTCCATTATTATTGTTGTTATTATTGTTATTGTTGTTATTGTCGTCACTAACAAGGGTTCCGCCACTCGCGGGTGTATAAACTAATGGCCTAATAATACGATATTCGCCTTTACCGCCAGCACCAGTACGAACAAACTGTACTGTAAAGCCTTGAGCAACTTGCTCATCTGTAAGGGTTGGTTGTTCCTGTGCTTTGTAAGCAGCAGTTACTCTTTTGTTAAACTCAGTGTTACTTTCACCTTTAAACTTTTTCATTGCATCTGGGTTAATAGCACCAAGTTCTGCTGCTGTATTTTCTAAATTAGAAATACTTGTCTTTGTCTTAGCAATTTGGTTTTCTACTTGTTCAAGAAATGTGGCTGGTCTTGATGCGGCATTTGCTTTTGACATTGCTCTAGTTCTTGCTTTTTCTGCAGCATCAGAAGCATCAATAGTTGGTGTTGGTGCTTTGTAATTAGGAAAAATATCTCTATCTCTTGCCATTATGCCATTACTCCAAACATACGTAGAATGTCTAATGCATAACCAGATGCTTCTTCTTTAGCACCAGATGATTTTAGCCATAGTGGTTTTGTCTTTGGATTAGTACGAAGAAGTTTTTCATAATCATTTAAACTCATTACACTACCTTGTGACTTACCAGATGCATCCTTATTATCAAGGGCTAACTGAATGTCTTCATCAAAAATGCTAACTGAATTATCTGCAATACCTAGTAACTTACCCTTATAGTATGCAAACTGATTGGCAATGTCAGATACTTTAATACCTTCGTCAATTAGGTTAGAAAGATTAGAGTAACGAGCCTTTGCTAGTGTGCGAATCTTTGCCTTCTGCTGGTCTAGTTGTCCAGTTGTTAACGTCCCACCAACTGTCATACCTTCTAGAACATCATTAAGAATCTCTTGTGTTGTTCGAGCAACACCATAGGCTGATGCATATTCTTTAAGCGTTGTTACGCTTTGGGCAATCTTTCCAGTACCTTCTGTAATCTTTTCCAAAGGAGTACCAATTACAGATGGCTTTAGAATAGAAGCCTTAATTCGATAGTAATCTTCCTCTGTCAATAATGTGCTAGTTGTTGTAGCAGTAGTTCCACTAACTTTTGACTTACGGCTGGCATTTTTTTCTGCTAACTGAACAGCATTAAAGTACTTAATCTTTTCTTCATCTGTCGCATTGCGACCCAACATATCAAAAAGAAACTCATCAATATCTTGGTCTGCTTCAGCCTTAGGAGTAGATACTTTTTCAGTATCAATATTTGCTCCACCTGTATAAGAAGCCTTGCCAGATAACCAACTACCATAAACAGAAAAGTCTGTCTGACCATTAATTGTAAAGCGTTGAACTTGTTCAACACCAAACTCATTAGCAGATTTTAAAATAGCACCATTAAGGCCAGATTCAGAGCGACTAACATAGTCGCGTTCTGTCATGTAACCACGTTCGTAAAGTCCTTTACGTAGTGATTCTTGATTCTTTCCATATGCAGACTTAACTTTAGATATAGCCTCAGAACCATCAATAATTCTGAATGTTCCATTTGATGCTACATCTAAATAGACTACTTGAAATTCACCAGTTGGTCTATTGTTTACATCAAGGATTGCTTTCTGTAAAACTAAATTACCATACTGGTCAAGTGCTGCTTTAATGTCACCAGTTGTTCCAAAGCGGTCAATAAAGGCTGCGTTCTTAGCATCTAACTGTGCTTTTGCTTTTGCTGCAGCAGCATTACGTGCTGCTTGAGTAGCGGCTGCTTTAGCCCGTGCTGCGTCTGGTCCTATATCTACCACTAGATTACCTTTCTGGTGATGCACTCACTACGTTACGGGCGTAGGAGTTCAAGATTGGCGTGAAAATCAAACGGTTTGCTTCACGGATTTCAAAGTTCGACTTGGATAAATCAAACAGTAATTGCGCTAGTTCTTCTTTCGATGCTGCTTTCTTGTCCTGATAATCATAAGCATTCTTAGCGTATGGATTCTCATTAAAGTCAATAAAGCCACGAACCTTTTGGATAACCAACTGCATTGAAGCACGGGTATCTCTAGCAATAGGAGACTTAGGTGCATTAACTGCATCTGCCAAAACATTAAGTTGCTTCTTTAAAGTACCACGATTATCTGGGCTATTAATTGCTTCTTCTAGTGATGGATTTGAGTACATCAATAGTTGTCTATTACGTTCATACTGAGAAGCAATTGCTTTACGAGTACTGTAGTCTGCTACTTTAGAAAGGTCTTCCTTTTCCTGCTTAACATAGGCAAAGTATTCTTCCTTGTCAGCCTGAGTTTGAATCTTTTCTAGATACTCTAGCAACCCAATTTCATTGACAAGTTCTTCTGCTTCCATAAATGTATAAATATCTGGATTATATTCACCAACCTTTGGTGCGAATAGGTATCCAATTTCTTTATATGTATCTACAAAGTCACGGTTCTTTTGAACCCAATTTTTTAGGTTATCTGTTTTGTTAATAAATACCTGCATCGCTTTTGTGTTGCGAGGTACTATGTATGCTAACTTCTTGGGATTCTTTCCAACGAAAGTTGCCAATGCTAATCCAAACGGGTCTGTCACATCTGGGCCAGCATTACGTAGAATGCCATCATATATATCCCAGAATGAAGACTTAAAACTACTGATACCAGTCTCCTTAATAAAGTCTGGTAAACCAGCAGTATCCTTAAGTGTTGGATAAGCAGGATTTAAATTACCTAAAATAAACTGTGCACCAATAATGCTATTTGAACTTACTCTTAAAGCACGTAGGTATTCTTTCTTCTCTTGAGTTGTTGCATTCTCTGGAAGGGTATAACCAAATGCTTGGTGATAAGCCATTGCCTGCATAACGGTACTTGTCTTTACACGGCTTGATTCCTGGTCAACTGCAACACCCCATAAACCAGAAGCAAACATAGGCATTGCAATCTTAATTGCTTCGCCTAAATCTGTGTTTTTACCAATATGGCCCATTGCAAACATGTCTAACTTATCTGCTGCCCAGTTAGTATAAGGAGATAGTTTATCTCTGAACGGAACTAATGGCAGTTCTCGCAAAAAAGCCTTAGCAGTTAGAATGGCCATTGCCGCTTGTGGTCCAGCAAAGGCTGGAGCACCAGCATCTGGTGCAAAAGATGGGTTAACTAAACGCCATTTAAGAGCATACTGTGTTGCAGTTGGCATCTTAAGGTTTTCATTACCAGTTAGTTTTGCAAGAACTGGATTGATTGCATTGTTAATAATTACATCTGTTGGGAAGACAACATAGTCATCTCCCTTTTCATCTGTATAAACCGAACCTGCTGATTCCAATCCCATGTGTAGTAATCGCATACGATACAGAGCACGTAATGGTTGTTTGGTGTACATACGGAACATACGACGTTGGAAGTCTTCTGTTGCACGAACGAATCGTCCAAGGTGACGGATAGAGATAGCAAAGGAAGAGCGAATGTTAGGGTTATCCACATACTCAAGGACTGCATTTGATGCTTGTTGAACAGCAATCTCTGAAGTTTGCTTTTCTGCTAGAAGTCTTGCCCGTTCTTGAGCCAATTCTGGCTTCATGAATGGGTCGCTCTCTAACATAGCATTCTTGTGGCGAGTAATAAGCATTCTTTCATAAGGCTTTAACTGTCTAAATGCTTTATCTACTGCAACCTTTAATGCTGGCAAACGGAAGAATCCCGTAACCTGATGGTCCATAAGTTCCATAATTGCGTTTGGAAACTTATCCATCATTTCGCCAAATGTCTGTACTTCTTTTAATCCATCAAGGTCAATTGATTTACGATTAATCATGATGTCAGAGTTAATATAATCTGTGATAGGACGGAAGCCTACAGTAGCATTATTGTATTCATCCCAACTTAAACTTGCTACAGCCTTAGACCATGTATTACTATAGCCACGACCTAACTTATCTTCAACTTTAATTACTTCTTTTTCTCTTGCAGCAATTAAATCGTACAGTCCTTTGTTATAAGAGTTTACAGTTGCACTACCATGGAACACATACCGCATATCAGCAAGCATGTCATCTACTAGCATCTTAGCAATCTCTGGGTCTGTATAACCCTTTTGGCGTAGGCCAATAACCTGTGAAAATGGTCGTAATGCTAAGTCTGTTATCTTTTCATTTGAACTTGTATAGGCACCAAGGGACTCATCATAATAAACTTCCATAAGTCCAAGCACTTCTTTTTGTGCCATCTGGACATCGTTTTTTGTTCTTAACGCATTGTGTCTAAAGAATGCAGATACTGGACTAAAGTAACGACCTTCTGTAATTTTGTATTCATTAAAGCCAAAACGGATATTAAACAAGCGCCACATAGATACGCCAGTTTCCATTTCAGATAACTTTTGCACCTCACGTGGGGTCCACTTTGTGCCAATTTCTGCACCGTGTTCCTTTAAGAATAGGCTAAATGAATCTAACCCAAAGGTTGATTCAAAGAAATCTGGAGTAACTTTGCCACCAAGAATAGACTTAGCAGACATAGAATTAATTACTGCTCCACCAAAATTAGGTTGATGACGCATAACCTTTTTAAGATTAGTCCAAGACTCTGTTCCAACAACGCTTGGATAAATGTCTTCAGCAACTGAAATAAGTGCTTCTCTAATTTCTAGATTAGAAATTTCAGACATTGGTACATCAACATCAAGTCTTTCTTCTAATGCTTTCTTAATGCGTAATTTAATTTCTTCACGTTCTGCTGCTGGAATAGCATCACGTGGGTCAAGTGGTCTACCATCTTTACGTGTAATACCAAATTTTTTAGCAAGCCAAAAGAATCCACCCTTAACTGGACCTACACCACTACGACTTCCAGTAATGGAAGTAAGTGCAGCCATGTCGCTTTCAAACTTACTAGCGCCAAGGGCAAAAACAGACTCTGCTTCATTAACCATTGCGTACATTAAGCCTTCGTCAACATTGGTACGCATACCTAGACGTGGTGCTAATGTTCCTGCTGACCACCAATTGCTATAGCGGGTAGCGGCAGTGCTACGTGTAACTCCGCCAAATAATTCAGATGCTGCACGGAATGGATAGGTTACTTTATTATCAGGAACATTCTTTCCAATGCTGCGTACTTTTTCTCTAGCAGAAAGACGATAAAGTTCATCATAAGGAAGCGGTGCAATACCCTTCTTTAACTGTCCAGCATGAACAACACCACGATTTACCAAGTATGGAATGTTGTTTTGTGTCTCATAAACTGCTGGGTGCAGTAAATCTGTCCACTCTTCTGGCCATGGCGTATTAGGAGCGGCATGTAAACCATTTGTATCATTATAAGTACTTGAAAGAACATCAAAAGCATCTTCATCTGCAATGCCAAGACGCTTCATAAAAGCGTACTGCATGTTTCTAACAACAGTTAGTTGAACATTTTCTGGTTGTGTAGTGAGCCAGATAGTTACGGCATTTGCTAAATCATTTGGAAGTACTGCTGCTGCTGTACTGCGAATAGCATCGGCAGTTCTAGCAGAATCTTCTCCCCAAATAATCATTCCTGGTGAACGCTTTGAGGCTACACCCATCTTAAAAAGAATCTGACGTGCCTTATCAACATCTTTTTCTAGTTCTAGTTCATCAAGAATACGAGTGTTAACAAGAATATTATCTTCATCTGCAACTTTACTTAAAGTTTCGATAAGAGTTAAACTATCTTTTTCTGCCTTTGCTAATAGGTCGCCAGTCTTGCCAATAGCAGTTGGATTAAAAATTGAATAGGCTGTTTTGTGCACAGCAGATGTAAGTAAACGTGTGCGGCGAGCAAATGGGATAGCGTTACGCTGGAAAGATAGACCATCAACTGTGCCATTTAGCATCATGTTTGTATCATCTATGTAAGTAAAGAACTTACGTGCTGATTCAGCATCAAAGGCTTTGTTTCTAGCGAGAGTAATAACAGTATCTGTGTTATACCACTCTGGGAAATCAAACTTCATTGATTCAAGGACTTGACCCTTAGCGTATGGACCCTTTGCCTCATCGTATGCTTTAACACGTGGACCAAGTTGGTCATCCCATAGTTTCTTAATGCTAGGTTCTTTAAATGCCCAAGCCATACCCTCTTCAACGCCACCGCGTTCAGCAACAAATTGATACTTTGCAGCAAGTTTTTGGCCTTTAGTTTGAAAACCACCAAAGCGCTTGTATGCTTCACCAAAAGAAATAGGATAATTACCTACACCCTTAACCGCAGCCTTAGCAGCGGTACCAACACCAGTATAAGTGAGTGGGTCAATCACAAGTTGATAGACACCATCTATTGGTCCAGATGCCATTTGCTTAAATTGGCGTGCGCCCTTTTCGGTTTTAAGGTCTATACCAATAAACTTCCACATTTTATAGCCGATTGAGTTATCCTGAATCTGCATAATTTGTGAAACCTGTGGGCTTAGGTCACGACCTGGAGAAACCTGTGCATCTTGTGATAGTTCATCTACAAGTATTTGAAATTTTTCTGAATTATCTCCAGCATATTGAATTGCTTGAGCAATCTGGTCATCATACTTTCCATAAAGGTCAATTGACTTACCAAGAGAACGCTTCTCTGCTGTTCCACGGGCTAAAGTTACAAGTGCCTTGCCATACTTTTCTTCATACTTTGCTACTTCGTCCCATTTCCATGAGTTGTAACCATTGTATGAATCACTAATAACTGCTTTAGAAAAATCAGCACCTTGTTGTCTTTGTCTGCCAGCAGTATAGACGGTATTTAAACCCTTACTATACTTTTCAATAGCCTTAAAACCCTCAACAAGTGGAGATGCAAGTGTTTTAACTGTAGTTCTTATTGGAAATGTAACAACATTTAATGCTTTTTGAGCAAGAGTTTTTTCTGGTTGAAAGATTTCTTCGTCAGAAAATAAAGCATAGATATTATTCTTAACAATTGGGTCTAAAGAAAGAAACTCTTTACGTGCTTTTTCTTTTGACTTTGTAAGAAGTTGCTGTGCAAGTTTCCATGAGCGTGCTTGTTGGTCAACAAGTTTGGCATCAACTTCATTCATCCCAATTTCAATTGCAGTTTTGTATAGATTGGGACTCATTTGTGCAACTGCTGGAGAAAGATTCTTAGGAATTTCCGCCATTACGTACCTGACTGTAATAGTTTATTATAAATAAGTTCTGATTCTCCAGATGGGTCTGCTTCTGCAAGACGCTGCATAATAGTAAGAATGGTTGGTTCTTGATTTGGTAAACGAATTGCTGTGCTGCTAACACCATCACCAATATCAATACCTGATTGAATTGGTTCACCTGGTCTAGAACTCGGTGCCATCAAAGGCGTTGGTTCTCCCATGCCTGAGAATGGATTACCAGCCAAAGGCTGTGCTACTTGATTTGAGTAGGTTTCTTGTCCTTGTCCATATGGCATTCCTGAGATGTACTTAGCAGGTTGTGTCGGTCCCCCGTCAGTACGTTGAGAAAGAGCGCCAGGGCCTGATACTGGTGCAGGGTTAGACGGCGCACGATAGCCACCACGTCCTTCTGGTGCAGTTGTCATTACTCATCTCCTTCTTCCAATTCATCATCTTCATCTGCTGGTGGTTCACCAAAAGATTCTTTATTGTATTCTTTAGCCATACGCATCATGCCGTAGGCATTCCAGGGTGTCATTGCTTCTGACACTTCCGTATGCAAGTAACGAGTTCCATCATAGTCTGCCCATTCTGTAATTATTAGCCAGTTAGCGCAGATGTAGTTAGACCCTTCAGGGTCTTCCTCTATTAGAACTCTTAGTGCTTGCTCTATCTTCTCCCTGAATCTGTCACTCATTTTGCGTACTGAATCTTTGTTATAATTGGTGCACTTGTATAGATGTCCCACATGCAAGCAATCTCAATTGCTCTACGAATTATTTTTTCCGCTTGCTCTGGAGTTTTCGCTTTATCAATATGTAAAGCCTCCATAACTCCCAAAGCAACATCGCCACCGCTCCCACCATAATAGATACCACGGCTATCACGGTCCCAAGAATAATCTTCAAAGATAGGGTAAATAACTCCATGTATGCTGATAATAAAATCTGAATCCTGCGCTGCTGCATCCCCGTCTTCTTTCATGTCATAACCTGCATCTATGAAAACTTTACGCATTGCAGGTATAAACTTCTGTGTCATAATCAAATCTAAGTCTTCTAACTTAGTTGGTTTAGGTGGCTTCCAGCCAAACTGCAATATGTTAGAACCGCGACTAGCGCCAGAACCAGCAATTAAATAACCATTGTTCTCAGTAATCTTATGAGTAGCAATCGTCATAGGACGACCGCCTTCATCTGATGCTCTAGAATCGCAACCGATTACAGACCAACCATCTCCTTGATAAGCAGCAAGTGTTGTCATTGTCCCCTACCTAGTTATCTTTGAGTTATAGTTCGTGCTGAAGCGTTTGCTGTTCCACCCATCGTTAGGCTGGAAAGTAAACTTTGTAGTCCCTGCGGAGGAGCGCCACCTGCTGGAGCCGCGGCGGGAGCAGGGGACGGTTGCTCAACCTGAGGTGCTTCCCCAGCAGGTGGTAATTCTGGAGCGAACACGTCATTGATTGCGTCCTCAATCTGAGTGCCCTTTTGGCGCATACGGATTACTTCTGCAATCTTCTTAACGATTGTAGTTGGGTCTCCGCCATTAGCAATAAGTTGTGGAACTGCTTGTGCCGAAGCATTAAGAGATGAGATGAGTGCATTACGCATTTCCTCAACTTCAATCTTTTCTTGCTCCTGAGTTACGTTAACTCCAAATGGCAATTCACGCATTGCTAAATCCTTAGAGATTAATTTACCGCCAAGGGCTTGCAACATAAAGATAAGTCCCTGCGCTGGGTTAAGACCAGCCAACATTCCATAACGAACATCAGCAGAGTAGTCTCCCTTAATATCCTTTGATGGTGTGTACTCGATTGCATAAGGACTACCTGAATCAATACCACGAATAGACTTTTGCTCGTTAAAGATTTTCTCGTCTACTTCAAAGCATAGTGAAATTACAGACTTAAGTGCAGATGCAAAGATAGCCTGCGCTGACTTAACCTGTGTATCAAATCCACCCATAAGGGCTTGCACGCCTTGACCAGTAATAATTGAAGCATCAATATTTCCAGTACGTGATTCAGGATAGCGTGTACCAGTACGCAATTCATTTTGTAGAACTGCTTGCTCATTAAACAATGAGCCAGATACTGGTAGTTCAACTCGGCGAACACCTGCTGGGTTCTTAG